TCCCAGCAGGTACCGTACTGTGCGGTGAAGCATTATTCCTGATCGCGCACTCCAACGAACTAACCGATTGATGATGGAGTAAACGTCAGCGCTTGTGGATAGATTCTTGAGATATACTCCACGGATATCACTACCCCTGAAGTAGTCTCCACCACAAGACTCACGGAAGTTGCCAACATTAAACGACTTTTCAGTGTTCACCTCGAAACCAAAGAGTTCAAGCGCTCTGATGACGAAATCGTAGCTCTTTCGAACTACGATAATATCGTCACCAAAAACGCCAAAATTCATGGTTTTTGAGGACCGGTCTTTGAGAGGAATTCCCAAAAGCCGGTATGAGGCAACGACTATGCTCGCAAATAGTATCGTTTGCAAAGGGAACGTAAAAGCATTCCCCATGCTCGATACCATGTGTAACTCAATCCTGGAACCATCTGGAAGAATGGTAAAAGGACTCCTCGTTCTCTCCAACCACCGATATACATACGGTGGGAGGATAGTTTTGAGGAGGTTGAGAGACACACTGTCTGACGCGCAAGATAGGTCTATGGTTCCAAAGGAACCGTCGATACTACCAAGGCACGCCAGCCTTCTGTTGACGAACTGTTGGTCGGCCATTGAAAGTTTCCAACGGCGTTCCAACTGTTCTTCTAAGAAGGACCCGATCCCTTTCTGAAAAAGCATATTCAGATTAGGCTCGGTACAGATAGTACGCGAGATTACTGACGTTTTAGGAACAAAGGAAAGACGGTTACCTTCCACTATAGCGTGCCTATACTGGTTTTCACGCGCATTTTCAGCGAGATTCCAATAAGGCCAATCAACTATAGCGCACCGGTAATCCCTGTAAAGATGATCGCTTGTGCAAGTGAGGTTGGAATCGAACAGCTTTGTGTAAAAGTTGTCCGAAACTGCTCCTCTACTAGCACCCGGACCAGTCATAAGACCTTCTGAAATTTTAGAAAGGTCCAACGATAAGTTCGGGCCATCGTGGAAGTACGAATCAAAGAGGCTTTTGACCTCTTCGATAAGTACATCCTCAAACAATCTCTCTGGTTTTAACGCAAACTCCTTACATCTCTCGTTGCTCCGTAAAAAGAGCCCGAGAGCTTTAAGGTCTGCGTCTGCACTCTTCTGATCCTCAAATTTCTTGAGGAAAGAATTGCGCAGCCAGAGTGACTGTGCCGATGGAAGATCCATATCCGAAGTAAGGATGTGGTCCGTTTTCGGCAGATCATCCTGAAGGTGTTGAAACGCGGTAGCAAAAGTATGCATACTACGCTCCTTAGGGGTGATTACCTCAGAATAACCGGGCTAAGTTAACCCAAACCCTACACTCAATGTCCTCCAAATAACAGAGGGCACGAAGCGCGAGGGAACCGAGGATAATCACGACGGTGAGGGAAATAAAACCACTTACCTGTTTCACGGACCGTCTCCACCTAACGAAAGTTAGGCTACGCCGCTAACCAGTGTGTCACCAAGACCCGCTGAAATTTGGGTCAAGGCGCCAACAAGCAGCGAAATTGCTGCTCTTAGGTTTGCGGCATCCGCAGTGTCGGCACCCGCCGGGATCTCGAGAAGGCATCTGATCGTCATTACTGACGCCGGCTGCCCTGCAAGAGGGATTGCTCCCTTTGCAATCTTGATCAAGTGGGTGTTCTTCGGCACGCTTTGGAGTAACCCAGTGACAGGATGTGGCTTACCAAGGCCTTTGTAGACCTTGGGCCTCACGTAAAGAAACGTGAAGGGGTCCGATGCAGAGTGGACCCGCACTCCTACCTGCGTACCACCTAGGGCGGTGACAGCCCACTGTTTCCCATTGGTGTCAAGAGCAACATCGACAACATGGGTATACGTGGGGGCTGTGAAGCCCGTCTGGGCCCCACCCGTAATGGGTGAGGTAATTGCTACTGTCATTTGACAGTTCCTTTTCTTTGTGGTTGGAAAGAATAGCCTTATCCAAACGGAGAGGGCTCCCATGCACAGAACTAAACAGTACCCCTAAG